CGAATTAATGGCATCTATAAACACATGATAAATTGTTGGGTTATAGTTTTCATCTTCGGCTAATTGTGCCATTTCAGCCAATCTATCTAGAATGTCACTCATTTTTACCTAAAAAAGCGCCCCGGGCTACTTCACCCGGGGCAGTTACACACACACTTATTATACCAACTCGTATACGTACTTCCCAGCGTTTCTACCACCAGTAGTCTTGACGGTCAGAATGTCTACTCCGTCCTTACGCAGGTCATGAATTCTTGCAGAAATTCGGCGAACGCCTACCTTAGACTGCAACTGCGCCGTACTCATTGGCTTCTTTGAAAGAGCCGATACGATCTTTACCTTACTTGAAGTCTTCTTTCTCATTATTATAACCTTTCTCTTATCGCCATCTGGTTGTTATTACTTTCAATTGGGGCGATAGCCAATATTACGAAATCATTATCTCATATTATCATTTCTGTGTCAAGTTAAAAATTTGTCAGGTTTCAATCCAGAGGGACATTCCTTTTCGGTTTGGCAGATATAGTACATCATGTTTTCGAGTTTAATGCCACACTTAGAACATCTTTTAATGTTGTCATTATCCTCGGGAAAATGAAAAGGATTGTTTACACTCTTGAATGAATAAAACATATCGCGCAACCTCTTGATTAACTTGAACATATTATACTAAACCGACTTAACTTTGTCAATAATTAATAATTTATCCTTTTCTACCAAAAATATTTCAGCCTTATCACTCAATATTTTAATATCCATCACTTTTATTGCACCTTGTTTGATTGCCCTTCTAGCCTCGGATTTACTTTTAAACCAATCAAACAACATTAATATATCAACTACCTTAGCCATTATCTTTCCTAAACACAAAAATTGGTTCATACTTCAACCATAAACCATTTACTTTACAGAAATTCTTAGCCATAGGTTTACCTGTTTCGGTATCTAGTCTATTACCTCCAGGCATTTGCGCGAGAGCCATTTTCATTGTCTCGATATGTTTCATACCCAATGATTCTAGAATGGATATAGATTCTCCCTCTAGAGGAAGCATATCTTTTCCAAACTTGGCATCTGCAATATTCCACAATAGATATCCACCTGGCTTCAAGTATTCAACACAAGTCTCTAATGTCTTCCTAAGAAAACCATCAACCCATCCTTGAAATTCAGGGAATTTCTTATATGATTGTTCTGGGTCTTCTGAATAGGCCTCTTTTGCGAAATAAGGAGGACTTGTGAATATTATGTCTACTTTTTCTTTGTATTGGGAAAATTCAGGATGTTCGGCGATGCACTCTGATCCGGACTGGAAGATGTGATATTCATGGGCTTCAGTGAATAGGGATTCGGCTCTTGCGGTTTCTTTGTTGAAGAATTCGGCAATATCGTGGTATTTCGTTTTCCCTCCTCCCAAAGAGTGATCGCTATTTGGATCAGTACCAATATAACGAATACTATAATCGTTGCTAATAGCCATAGCACCGAGAAGACGACCAGCCCAACCTGCCGAAGGATCATAAATAATGTATTTATTTTGTCTTGGAAGTTTTTTGATATATCGCTCATATAGAAACCTCGCAGTCAAAGGAGGAAAATTAACTGCATATTGACAGAATGACACCCTGAATGCCTTTAGACCCACAGGAAAAAGCTTTTGGTTGCGTAGGAAGGCTCGTATCTCAAACATATCATGTTTGGCGCCTTCTACATTTGATGCACAATGGGCAGGAATTAATCCAAGGGACACGAGTCTGTTGATTTCTTCTCTGGATATCAACAGATTGACTCGTTCCTTTAGTTTCTCATTATATCCTGTATATCCCTTTTCTACGTTCTTTGGAGCCAACCAGTAATCATAGTCACCAATTTTTCTAAAATCTGACTCAAAACTGACAATCCAGTCTGTAGCCCCATTGACAAAAGGTAGATCACCTGCATGACTCCTATCATTAGACGTAACAGGGGAAGAATAATGATAAAAAGAATCCCTCTTAAAATGACGTTTGGCGTAAGTATGGAACTTATCCAATAGAGCATCCTGAGCAAAGAAATCATATATCGATCTTCCATCATCGTTCTTATTATAATTGATTCGAGTTTTCATCATCGTAGGAAACCATGAATTCACAGCATTTCCTAGGATGGTATTATTTCGGATGACATTATCCTCTCCGGTCAATTCATCTGTGACCAAAAGTTGAGTAGGATCGAAATCCAGCAATTTATTGAAGTTATCGACAATATCTTCCTTGTTATAGCCAATACGAGGAGGAAGACCTTCTTCATCCCATAACTTGACTACTAGTTTTCGGAAGTCTATGCACCACTGCAAGAATTCATTTTTGGACATCTTGAGAACGGCATCAAAAGTGACATTCAGTGGATGATCGATTAGTTTATAGTTTTTACCTGAATAATGATATTTACTTGTCATCAAAATATATTACCGTAGTCTTAAATGGACTGGTTGTCATACAAATTTTCAATATTATCCACATCTTATAAAAAGGGTTCATATATACCTCAAAACGTACTTAACAGTTCCCTTAGCAATTTTAGTTGGAGGGTAAGGTCTCTATCGTCATTTCCTACAAAAAATCCATGCTTATCAATGATTTCTGCATTTGGAACATTTGGTCTGATATGAAATTGAGGATGATCGGCCTTAATGATATACTTATCGACCACAGGTTGATTTAAGAAATTACCTGCTACAATTGGTCGCGTCTCAATACCTAGATTATTTAGGTATCCACATACAACACTTCTATTGTATTCTTGCTTAAGGATAATACCAAATCCAAACCAGGAGGACTTATCTGTTTCCCATTGAATGTTTCTAACACATTTAGGTCCATTAGTAAACAATTGCTTGAATGTTTCGGCATTTGCACGTCTTTTTGATAGAAAGTTAGGAAATCTCTTTAACTGGACCTTACCTACGGCTGCTTCCATTTCAAGAGGTCTGACACAATAACCGGGAGTAATAAATTTGAACTTTTGTCCGAAATGATCACCATCATGCTCATATATCATCTTGGTTCTAAGGTCTCTCGTCCAACCATGAGCCCTCAACGATCTGGCATAATCTGCAAGCACAGCATCATGAGTGAATATCATTCCACCTTCCATCGTCTGAATATGATGGGAGAAAAAGAATGAGAATGTTCCGAATTTACCTTTTGTACCTGACCATGAAGATCGATACATCGCACCCATAGATTCACAGTTATCTTCCAATAGATGAATGTCTCTGTGTTCATCCTGGATCGATTTGATTGCATCATAATCACATGGATTACCTAGGAGATTTACTGCAAAAATGGCCCTCGTCTTGTTGGTTACTGCCTCTGCAATTCTAGAAGGGCTGATATTAAATGTCATCAAATCCACATCCACAAAAATAGGGACTAGATTCAATTGAGTGATGGGGAAGTATGTAGTAGACCAGGATACTGCTGGGACGATGATTTCTGAACCATCAGGAATGTTGTAGGTGTATTTCCATGCAGCAAGGCCGATTAGATTAGCGGATGAACCGCTATTGACCATAATACAGTTTGATGGTGTATATCCGTTACTGAAAAAATAGTTAAAGACGTTTTCGAAACCTTCTACTTCTTTACCCATAGTGTATCGACCAGAATCGACAACTCTCTGGATTGCATCCTTTTCTTCTTTACCCCATGTATCATGGGCCAATGCATATATTGGATTATCCATTGAAACTATCTCCAGAAAACAGGTCTATAGGCTTACATCCATATGTATTTTCTAGGCACTCAATGCGTTCTTGTAGGTACTTGAATAACAATGGACATTTCTCTTTCATCATTGCTCGACCTGTGCCAATTCCATCTGATGGAAATACTACGTTTCCATGATGCTTCAGTTTTTCTTCCACATAGGAAAGGTCTTCGTCAATCATTGACTTGATACAATCAAAATTATCATCGGAGAAATAAGCATTGTCTGCTGAAGTAGGAAGCATCTTTGTTCTGACACCGATGGTATTAGGTTCACCTCTCATTGCGAAAGCCTGACCTCCTTTACCATATCTTGCTGCATTATCTCCAAATACGAATGTGTACTCTGGGTGAGCCTTCACGAATTCATTGGAGATATACTGCATTTTTAATATTGGCATGTGAAGAAAAACTCCTTGTTTTCTCTATGCTTGATAATGGGAACTAACCAATTGAGATTAGGCATTCGCGCTCTACCATCGAATGTGTCAGCATCTACCTCAAATATCTGTTCTACGCCAGGCTTATGTGAGAAATCAATGGACTTTCTGTATTGATCGAGTTTTGTGGAATAGAATACAAATACTTCCCAGGCCACTGCTTTTTCTGGAAAAGCATCATCAACAGTGCCATGAAAATTACCAATATATGACCAGTCGAAACTATGGGTCAGTGCACCTGTTTCTTCGAAAAATTCTCTGGTCATGCAACCCCAGGCATTAGAATCCAGGTCTTCAAATTTCCCACCTACTCCATTAATGAGGCCTTTTTGAAATTCAGGCTTCAACTTCTCGACCACAATTACCCTAGAGTAATCTTCATCAAACATGAAACCTAGGGAATATTGCTTAATATTGATCATCAATTAACTCCGCATCATAAAATATAATATTTCTGCCAGCTTTTTGACTAATGGAAGTCATGTGGGCTGTTCCTCGACCTCCTGGGAAGACAACTAGAGTATGAAATCCGAAATCAACCATTTGTTGGTTTCTAATAGGACCAGCAGCCTTGCCGTGTACATCCCATAGGGCTGGGAATTTATGAATGAGAATGTTACCTTTGGACTTCGCCCATTTATAACCGATACTATCGGCTCCGTTGGCCATACCACATACTAATTCCATTCCATCTGTGGATGGGAAGACGTGATCTAGAAAATCAAATCCTGCATTATAATCAAGGAAGTCACGTCCTCCACATACACAGATACGCATTTTATGCCCCTACATTCCAGAACAATACATTCCTTGGCGTTAGATGATTTGAATAATAATTATGCATCACAGACCACGCCTTTGCATCATACCATGGAGATGATGGAAAAGGAGGCGTATCATAGGCATTAACTTTTTGATCAAACTTATATGGTGATTTGATCATCGTGGCGTTTCCAATTTCATGAGGCTTCATTGAATGCCCCACAGAAACGACGAATGCCTTTGCATCAGGCCATGCAGCCTGGAGGGAACGATTTAACGTCCCAGATGATCCCACGGTCCAGAAGTGATCAGGCTTGAAATTAACATCTTTCGCGACTTTTGTAAAGCAGTATTTTACTAGGTCGTGTTCCAATCCAATAGGAAGCAACATTCGTTCCTCTGGATTTTCTGCAACATAGTCTCTTGCTCGTTTCTGTGTAACAGGTAGCATACCATTTTCCACCCATCTGAAATCAACACCCAATTCAATACCACGCTTCTGATATGGATGAAGATTTTCCATGTTTCTCTTGGCCATGAAAAGCACGGCCTTTTTACCGTACTTTGCACACACAGCGGGTAGTGATATTTGGGCATAACCCACAGAAGGACATGAACCGAACACCCATTCCTTGATATTAGGATAGGCATGTCCTATAAGAAAATCGAGACCTCTTACTTTAGTACCAACACCTAAAAGGTCATCGCGTACTATCGTAAATCCCAAATGATTCTCTAGAATCGGTGTTGGATACGGGTCCTTCCACTTTTGCAGAAAAGTCTCCGACGTGGAGGATTCCTGAAGTATCTCCTGGAATATATTCATTTTCATCTTCTCTTTCTTTTAGCCATTTATCTAGCGAGTCTCTCAATACGGCAACATCATGACGATGATAGGCGACTTCATCAAAATGACCATATCTGCATTTATATCCAAAAATATATTTCAGACCTTCCTTCACTCTATACCAAAAAGGCATTTCAGCCAAATGCACAGTCATATAGAGCATATCATCCATAGGATCATCCTCTTTAGGATATTTCCTTATGACAATGAAATGTTCATTTGATCCACAGAAGCAGCTATGGATTTCATCCTCGAACCTTCTTTTTTGGAAATTATTTGCTTTGGTCAACTGAACCTTCCGTTTCAAAATATTTTGGCTTTTTAGGGGCAGTCTTACCTTTTACTCTCTTGATAGGAGGACCGAAATCTTGCTTAGGCTTATTTGCTTCCTCAATCTGTCTCTTTAATTCTTCTTCCTGTTCTTTCTTTGCATCCAGCTTTTCCGCATTGACATTTTCCAATGCAATAATTCTGCTATCCAATCTAGCAAACAAAAGTACCAGGGAATCTACTGCATCAATGAGTGTGTTAATTACTGGATCGGCGTGTTTTCTCTTAGCTGTTGCCATTGTTTCTCCTTGTTAATTTTTGGTATATGTCGTCATTCACTTTTATATCAACCACTAGGTGTATTCTATCTGAATCACCACCATTATATACAGAATGTGGCTTGCGTGTATCTAGCATCCAACATTCTCCAACCTTCATGTTTACGGTCTGTTTTATTCCTCTAGGAGACCACACCTTAAATTCTACCTTATCATTCGTGATCAGAGGATAGTGAATTCTAATCAATCCACCCACTGTATTGAATGATTCAGGATCGACCTGATCGGTATGTCTCGTCAACTCTCCACCCTTTGGTGTGAGTTTCATTAGACGAATTCTATGGAATTCAATATCGCTATTTTTAACGAATTCCTTCAATTGCGGAAAATGTTCCATGAATGGAGTATTCTGCAACTCGAAATGTTCGCCTTCATGTTCTTTGTGCCATTTATCATTCATTTCCAATGGCTTTTCGATCATCAAAGGATTCTGTGAATATCCACGTAGGGCTATTGCTGACCATGACTTTTTCTTGTTATAATTGGAATAGTGATTCTGAAAGGCAGGTAGATCATTCAGATTCAATGATGCAACAATATCCAAAGGAATTGGAGCAAAATCCAATTGCATCAATGAGATATCTTCTACGCGATCATAGGCAACTTTACGCACGGAATTACCGTACATATCATTATCGCTCTGGTTCTCTTTCAGATAAATGGAGTAGATTTCTCCGTATGTAGAGATTTTACCACCTACATATTCGAAACCTGATGCCAATGCAATATCATTTGCTTCCTTGTCTTCTGCCCATACATAGAGCCAATATGACAGAGAGGGAAGATAGGAAAGTCTAGATATCAATGTAGGATCGGAAACATACTTGATTATTCTGTCATTTTTCTGGATGTTACCAATGACAGTAGAACCGTGCATCACAATCTTGGATGATGCCTTGGCTGTTTTTCTAGAAGATAGTATATCGGTATCAAAATCAATCAACAATTCGCCAAGAGAAAGAAGATTGGCAATAGTATTTTTCTTCATTTCCCCGAACGGAGAAAGGGCATACGAGTTGTAATGCTCATACGCCTTTTCATAATGCTTCAACAGGTCCAGTTCAAACCCTTTTTGCCAGTCTTTCACTTTTCATCCTTAAAAAACTCAATAGAAAACCACGTCTTTTTTTGTGAAAGAATGCGGTCAATAAACATATAAATGCCTATTCCTATGAGCAATATAACAGAAATAAATCCAAAACATCCAAATGTGAGTGATGATTTTAATGAATGGTTATTAAATTCATAATTCCTTCCCTGCATATAATACTCGGCTATATCTATTGCAATGAAGGAAAGCATACCCGAAAGAAACCAGACAACGATAAACAATAATATCCAGGTAATCATGATATCAATCCTTAAACGTAATATCAAACCAATTGAATGATTCCTCGTCTACTGGGACTTCAGGAACCTTCATCAACTTCTCGGACTTATAGATAATATATATCCACAATAATCCGACAAAACCAGCCTTGAATAGATAAATCAGAAAGGCGTTGTTTACGGCAACATCCATCTTCTCTACCCAGCCAATATAGAAGGTATAACCAAAGGCGAGAATAATGCCTGAAAAATACCAGGCCCAGATCATATCCCAAAACATTACTTAGTCCTTTCCAGTTTCTTGTTCAATTTCGCACGTCTTTCCATCGCCATTTGAGTAGAAACCTTACCTGCCTTTGTGAGGAAAGTAATTCCATTCAGATGATCGATTTCATGACAGATGACTCTTGCAGTCAATCCATGATAACTATTGGTACGAACTTCGCCATTCACATGCTGGTATTCAACAGTGATGTGCAATGGTCGTTCCACACGCAAGAAAAGATTAGTATACGACAAACAGCCTTCCTTATCAATCTTTTTTTCGTCGGACACTTCAGTTATTTTTGGGTTAAAAAATACCTGCTTGTTGCTATCATCTGAACCGCATGTAAAGACCCTATAAGGAATACCTACCTGACATGCAGATAGACCCAATCCCTTATACTTGAACATGGTTTCAAACAGGGATGATGCCAGATATGCTGGGTCATAAGGAGGATTAGAGAAATTGAATTCCTCACATACCTTCTTTAGAATTGGATCGGTTTCTTTGACCAGTTCAAAGATATCGAAACTCTTGACCTGGGTAATACCAGCGCCAGTATCAATTACTAATTTTGCCATTATTTGTCACAAATCCTCTTATTCAAAAACTTATTAAATCGGAAATAGTTACTCAACTTATCAAATAAGCCATACTCACAAGTAAGTACCACTAACACGATAATCGACAATATAAACGATACGAGCAAGGTGACAAGCCCAAAAATAAATGCACCAGAAATGAGTATGATTTCCCCATATGTAGGACATAACTTTGCCGGCTCAAACCATGGATGATGCCGTTCCGATACATTGTGTACATACATCATTAATGGGTATACCACACACATACCCCACAATGAACCAATAATACCCATAATAAGCCAAGTGTTCATATCAATAATCCTTTACTTGTCACAAATACGTCTATTCCAAAATTCCTTATTAAATAGCCCACTAAATGTACCTCTAATTATAAGTATATCTAGGTAATCTATAATAGCAAAGAGAGTACACATTAATGTAATTGCTGGGCCAGCTATACCAATAGCCAAGAGACCTACAGTATGAGCATATGTAGGACACAAATAATACGGCTTAAACCAACTTCTATCACCCCATCTTACATTATACAAATGTCTCAGGACAGGATACGCAATGAATGCGGATACCGCGCCAATCAGCCACCATATGAATAATGATAACCACATAATAAATTCCTCTATTTCTTATTAACCATAGACGAAAAGTTATTCTTCTTTGCAAACGTAACACAACTTCTGAATTTGTCAAACAATAAATCTTCGCGGTGCGATATAACAAAGAGATTTGTTTCCGAACCCAATGTGGAAAGAATCTTCAGCAAATCATCTGTTGCATTAGAATCCAATGAAGAATCAAACACTTCGTCTAGGATCAATAGATTGGTGGATACGCTATTCTTCATCTTAGCCACTGCTCGCCATGTGAACAACAAGGCAAGGTCGATCTTCTGTTTTTCACCTTCAGAGAAGTTTTCATAGGAGAATATATCCCTATGCCTGCTCTTTATGGTTTCTTCGAAGTTTTCATCCAGGTTGAAATTAACGAAGAAATTCATTGACGCCAGATACTTATTAATCAATTTGTTAATAATCGGTATATATTGCTTGATGATCTTGGTCTTGATACCATTGTCTTTCAAGAGAGATAGCGCAATATCATAATAGTACCGATCATCCTCATCCTTTGTCATCTGTGCCTGATAGTTCTTTCTATCCTTGGCAAGTTTAGTCAACTCCTTTTCGAAGTCTGTTGTCAAGTCAGTCTTCTTACCTAGACGAGCGTTTTCTATCTCCAATTTCTTGTTATTGGAAATCAAGTTATTTGTCTTGGCCTCGACGGTAGACAGAGACATTCTCACCGAATTGAGTTTTTTCTGGGTTTCCTTGATTTGGTCAAGTTCTTTCTGTGTCTCTTTCAGTTTCTTATTTAGGCCTTTGATTCCATCAGTAAACTCTTTTATCTTCTCGGAATTGCGATCTATGACCTTTTTCTTGAATGATTCCTCTATGTCCTGGTGACATGTATGGCACTTGTCATTCTTCTCATAGAATTCACTTTCCTTCTTTAGTTTGTCGATATTGTTTTCCAGCTTTGCGTTGAAAACAACCATCTTATTCTTTTCTTCGGATAACTCATTATCCGAAACAATAGCCTCTTCTAATTCTTTGATTTTCTTCTTGTAATCCGCGATTTCTTTCTGGTTTTCGGCGATTTCTGTGTTATTACTTTCGATTTCCCTTATATTCAGGTCTATCTTATCCTGATTATTTGAACTAATCTCGGCTATAGTTTGGTTGATGGATTTTGTCTTGAAGTCTATTTTATCCAATTCATTGGAATAGGAAGACATTCGAGTCTTGATTTCGGATAGTTTCTGTTTCGCCACAATATTCATGGCAGAAAAAATATGAATATCCAGGAGGTCCTCGATAATCTTTCTTCTCTGGCCTGCATCCAATTGCATGAAAGGAATGAAAGAAGCGGCACCCAATGCTACTATTTGGGTGAATGATGTGAAATTCATTTTCAGGATTGTCTTTTCCAGAATTTCTTGATAGTCTTTCGCCTTTGCATTCTGGTTTAACAATGCATCATTACAGTAAATCTCAAAGATATTTGGCTTAATACCTCTGACAACTCTGTACCGCTTTTTTCCGACACTGAATGTTCCTTCGACAACACATTCCTTGTTATTGATGGAGTTTATTATGGTAGGCTTGTTGATATCTCTAAAAGGTCTACCGAAATAACAGAAGGCTAATGCATCCAGGATTGTTGATTTTCCGCTGCCGTTTTCACCAACAATAAGGGTATTGTTTGATCTCGTCAGATCAAATTCCGTAAAGACGTTACCCGTAGACAACATATTCTTCCATTTGATTTTTTCAAATTTTATCGCCATTCGTTAAATGATTTCCATATTTGCTGCTTCTACATAGAGTTGGTGCATCTTATTGAACAGGATATCCTTGTCCATCTTTGTATCTGCGTCTTCCATACCTTTGATATATTTTTGCAGCAATTCTACCGTGTTTTCTGTGGTTTCTACTTCATCATCCGTTATTGTTGAATCGATGTTAAAATCTTCCGCAATATTCAGATGATGCGGAGCGGCATCAACAATCTTCTGAATGAAGATATCGAATAGTCCTGGATTGTTCTTGTTTGTCACCACGACATTCACAAACTTGCTGGTATATTTCTCGAAGTCGTGTTTGGATACCGAATCAATGGTCATTTCGTTCTTATCGTCATAGTATACCAGTTCATGAATTCGGTATGGATTCACGATATATTTAAGGTTCTTACCCTTTTTCTTTTCGGTATCGAATATGTGAAATCCTCTGGTATCATTAACATCTGCCCAGGTTATTTCATATTCGTTACCTAGATAATAGATATGACCGTCATCCGACTTGTGATGAAAGTGACCAGAAAGAACCTGGTCAAAACCCTTGAATATCTCTTTATCCATGCCTTCTTTCTGGATCACGCCTTTATCCATTTCGAAGCCATTGAGGTCAAGGTGACCCATTGCTATCTTTGCTGTACATTCTTGTATGAACGTCATGGTTGAACCATAGTTACCTGAGTTGATCCAAGGAATCAATGCGATATCGAGCCCATCGTATGTCTTTACGATAGGTTCGGAAATGATATTGAATTTATCATAGGTACCAAAAAGCTCTTGGATGGCATTTACTTCATTCGTGTTCTTGTATGGAACATCATGGTTTCCAACAAGAATATCGATTGTAATGCCTAGGTCACGAATTCTATTAACAACGCGGGTCCTGCACTGGTTAAGGACCACGAAATTAATGAACTTACGCCTATCAACGAAATCTCCCAAATGGAAGATGTGTTTGATGTGGTTCTTCTCTATATACGGAAAGAATATATCTTCGTAGAATTTCAGGAAATATTCAGAGAAAACCAGAGAGTCATTTCTTGCCCCAAAGTGGGTGTCGGTTAAAATTGCTGACTTCATTATTTTTTCTTGGTATTTCCCGTCTTTTTCTGTTGCTCGAAAATGGTAATTGCCTTATCAATGGTATTTCTGATTTCGATCAGCCTGTTGGAAATATTCACACGGGTCCAGATTGTGCCTTGGTTTTGATCCAACATAGACACAATCATGTCCTGAATATTTACAGGTAGACTTTCAGATAAAGGGATTCTGTTATCGGACATCTTGTCTGATTCCTTTCTTCTTAATTTTTAGGTAGAAAACTAATTAGACAGTATACGATAATTACTCGTCGGTGTCAATTGCTTTTTTAGAAAGAGCCACCTTAGCCTTTTTCTCGGCAATCTTACGCTCAAACTCAGAAATGAATTCTAGCATATTGTCATAGAGAGGTTCGCCGTGCAAAAGTTTATGTTGAATTTCTTCCGACATAGAATCAATATCATCATTCAACAGTTGATGTTCCAGATTGATTTTCTGGGCATACTTATACTTCAAATACTGCTGCTTCTGTTCCTTCTTGATACGACGGACAAAGGCCCAGGTACAGATTTCGGTGAAGTATGCGAGAGGGTTATTATATTTCTCGGTATTATAGTTCTCGAAATACATAAGACAGTTCTCGATAGCATCCCCAACCATTTCTTCTCGGTAAGAATAGTTTCTCCAATTACCTGCGGTAGAGTAATTTGTGGCGATACTCTTTATGCAATATCCTATATAATGAGGTATTCTAGGCTTGTCTTTGCCTTCTGCCTCATTCTTCTTTACGTCGGCTTTATATTGTACCAAAGTGTCATAAAGTTTCTGGTTATCGACATAGAATTTTTCTTCGTTTTTTGTTAATTTTTTTCTTGACACGTCCATTTTCTTGTGCTATTCCTTATGGTGTCCTTATGAAATGGATTATTCCCTTTCATTAGTTCTTAAATTTCCCCTTGTTTGATAGAAACTTGTGAGGTTCCTTATCCAACATATCCTGTAGTTTCTTCAAGTCTCCTGTGAAAAATGTTGTATTCGAATCCGCAGCCATAGCACTTATGTCTATGTTGCTGCTGGGTCTTTTCTCTTTTGTATTGATGACATTTGAACGAGTCTTCTTCACCTTTGGCTCTTTTTTCACCTTATCCTCACCCTTTTTTGGCTTGAAAAATTCAGTGATAAAGCGAGAATATATGGTGGACATATCTTCGGAAGGTTTGTAAATCGTCAATATGTCATTTTCTGTCAAGAGAATTATCGTGTCCTTTTTGTCATTTTCATCCAACATTGAGTATGGAAATAGTTCTGTCAGACCAAAATTGGAATAGGTCATATCGAACAGGACTTCCAGAGGATTCTTTAATTCATAACTTCCCTTTTTCTTTTCACTCATGGATAGCAGCTTGTATCCAGACTTTAATATAAACACCAATACTTCACTCATAATTACTCCTTTATTTGGATAGGAAATACCTTATATTCGAACTGTTCCTTATCGTATATGTCAATACGGTGTAGGAAATGATCCAATGTTCGGTTATTCATTTTGTTGTGGGAAAGATCATCAAAAATATCATATAGCGTAATTTCGGTCTTCGTCTTGCTCTTACGCAGACCTCTTCCAATGGATTGTAGGATTCTAATTTTGCTCTTGGAAGGAGAGGCAAAGATGATGTTATTCAGATTAGGTATATTTACACCTACTGCGAATGTCCCTGAGGATGCAACCGTCAATGACTTCTTGGATACATTAATGGCCTGTCTGATCTTTTCTCGGTCTTCTGGTTTAATAAGCCCATGGACCAAGAATATTTCGGTAGAATTGGTTCTCTTTTCCTTAAGAATCTCAAAGAGTTCCAGTCCGTGTTTTTCAACAAACTGATAGAGAATTAGGGTGTTTCCTGGTAGGGAAAGGCCAAGATTTATGATAAATTTGTTGCGTTTTTCATGGGATATCAGCCAGTCCACTTCGTCCTGATATTTCATCTTGTATCCCATGCGTCTATCAGCATCCGAATACTCCAACTTCATGCATCGAATCGGATTTAGCTGGGCGAGGTCTTTTCTGTCCATCAAAGCCTTTGTGGATATAACTTTCTTCATTGGCCCAAATAACCCTTCTAATACGGTTTTATGGGTTAATGTACCATCTAGCGTTCCTGTCATTCCTAGCCGGATATGGGTATTTCGACAGGATTCGAGTATGTATTTCAATGACTTGGCGGTAGCCAAATGGCATTCGTCAATAAAAATGAAATCCACGTCTTTGAAGTATTCTGTATCTTGGAGTGAAAGAGACTGCCACGTACCTATTACTAGAGGCTTTTCGGTTACTTTATCTTGTCCGTAGTATACCTTATGAATATAGTCTTCTGGTTCCCATCCATTATTCTCGGAATATTCCTTGAAATCGGATATCATTTGATTGCATAGATTGATTGTGGGAACTACTAGTATACCTTTCATTCCTTGGTCAATAAGATGGCGCGCAAGAATATAGTATACGAGAGACTTACCAGAACCGGTAGGGGAAATGATCAGATTTCTCTTGTGCTTTAGCGCACGATATACGGAATATGCCTGATAGTCTCTAGGAGGAAACGGCAGTTGCAATTCCTTGAGAATGACCGATATATCTTCGATTGATACATTATTGGTCGTGATTACATCATCATCAAACTTAATGACATAATTGTTATTGGCAGCGAATAGTTTGAGATATTCATATAGACCATAGTACATCAGTCTATGGGCTCTTTGGAATAGATGGATTTTACCGTCCCATCCTCGTCTTTTTTTCATTAACCAACCAGCATTAGGCGCGGTAAAAGAGAAGAAATCATATAGTTCTTGGGCTATTGAATTATCGCAATTTACCTGCAAATATGCTTCGTTGACTTTTATTACATGAATATCCATTAGTTACCAGATGTAAATTTATTATAATCCATGGCTGTCCTTAGAAGATAGCCTTGTTGTTTGTTTCCTAATATTATCGCTTCACAACACTTAACAATCTCTGTACAGAAATCCAGCTTGCCTTGGGCAATTACGACTTCTGGGTCTATTTCAATTTTTGCTGCAATATCGTCATTTAGAAGTTTCTGTGGCCATGGTTCCCATCCTCGAGTTCTTAGTTCCTCTAGAGGCATTGTACCTTTTAGCCAGTCTCTTTTTGCAAATTTGAGGGCATTTAACTCCGTCTGATACTGCTTGACTTTTGCTCGGTACCAAGTCATAATAGCAAGATACTTACCATGTGCTGCTGCGACCTTCATTGCGCTATCACCAAGATTATGGGTGATCTTAGAGTCCTCCAGCCACATTTGGGTTAATTCTTCAATGCTATCGACACGGTACTTAAATGACATATTTGCCCTCCATAATCATAACATAACACACATAGTATCATATGTCAAGGGAAAAATTAGGTTTGTGCTACTTTTTCAATGTCATAGTACGCAAATTTAATTGATACTTCGGCCGTCTGGACTGTCTGATTAGGATCAGTGGAATCGAAACGAATTTCCGATAGAGAATTAGGGAAACAATTCTTGAAGGACATTCTTAAATAAGGAATATTTTGTCCTGTCAGAATGTCCAAGGATGCGTCGGAATAGGCTCCGCCATACTCCTTGTTTTCGGCGAGCATTCTACGATACTCCACAGGGTCTTTTGGGGATGCAAGACCTCTTATCCAAGAGAATATTTCCAGCCATGATTCTAGTTGCTCGTCAACAAGAAAGGTTAACTTTAGATCGTCATATTCTATCTTGCTACCTGCCCTAGGGATTTCTCTCATAGGGGATGACTGAATCGCTGTTGCCAATTCAATACCTGGGAGATTGGCTCTCTGGCAGAAATAGGTCAATTTAGGTAGACGTGCGAACACAAATTGATACTTTGTAGGCATCAATGGATTGGTATTTTCTGGATATCTGGTATGTTTAGCCATTCTTTTTCCTCTTGACAAAAGTTCTCATTCTATTTATGATGTGAATTATGAAGAAATTTTTGATCATACTTCTTATAGTAATTTTGGCTGGTGCATTTTTTGGGATGGATTTTATTTTTCCTCGAAAGAAATACGTACCTGAGCCAATTATCTATGCGACACTGAAATGTCTCAATTCCAAAGATGAAATCATCTTTGTGCAGCGTATAGAATCAAAGAAGATATTTTTTGGTGAAGAAGGGGTTTCGGTTTTTCGGGATGGTAGTTCTACTCAAAAATCGATATATTTTTCATCGGCTTTTAAATGCTATGCCATAGAGGATTAATATGAAAAAAGCCGTTTGGATTAATGGAAAACGTAAACTGGAAGGTTTCTGGGAATATGTACGGGCCTCGGATACGTTTATCATTGAATTAAAATCCAAGGATCGTATCACCGGAATGAATAGACGAATGGTGTTACGAGGCGAGGATACTCCTGAGTGGGGTAATTGGAAACTACAGAGATAAGGAGAAAATTGAAATGGCAAAGACTACTAAAGTGAAACTTCCGAAGAAGCCTTCGGAATTGATTAAACTGGCTCTCGCTGACCTAAAGGCGGTTGAAAAGAGCAAGGATTATGTAATTGCAATGGATGATTCTTTCCATACACCTCTTCTATATGGTCATTATGATGACCATGATAATTATGTTCCTTCAAAGGAAGATAAGTGCGAGGTGTGTTTTGCTGGTGCAGTCCTAGCAAATACCATTAAGATGGAGAAGAATGAGGAATTCTGTGACCTAGATTTCTCTAATGATGTATATAATAAAGTGAATGCCTTGGATTCATTTAGGCAAGGTTACATTGAAGATGGTTTGGATAATTTAGGTTATAATATACCTGAATATTTGGCACGTGATGTAGAGATTACGCCATATTATGTTGATCGAGCCAAATTCAAGAAAGATATGGCTAATATGGCAAAGGTCTTTGAGAAGTTCGGTCTCTAATGTCCAGACCTGAATATTGTACGGATGAAATGTTGGAATATCTGGATGATCTTCGTGAGTCCGGAGTGACCAACATGTTTGGCGCCAGACCTTATGTCCAGGAGGCCTTCGGAATGAAGGCCTCCGAGGCTGGTAAAGTTCTATCATATTGGATGGAATCGTTTGGAAAAGTAGACAGATAACAAGGAGAATTATGGGCGCACTGAATGACTTGGCTGCTGAATGTCACAAAAGAAATGCAAAATGGTGGCATGATATTAATACTGGCGAAAGACTGAATAGAAACAAGGGCGAACTTCTCATGCTCATTGTATCCGAGATTTCGGAAGCAATGGAGGGTGAACGCAAAGGCCTGATGGATGATAAACTTCCCCATCGTAAAATGGCAGAAGTAGAATTGGCAGATGCGCTAATCCGTATCTTTGATTATGCAGGTGCATTTGGATATGATCTGGATGGTGCTGTGGCCGAGAAAAATGCCTATAACGAATCTAGAGCCGATCATAAGGTAGAAAACAGACTCAAGGAAGGTGGAAAGAAATGGTAGGATTATTGGCAGTATTATATACTCTGTTGGTGCTAGGTGCTGGCTTTTTTGCTGCACAGTATTATGAAAAGAGGGTGAATGTATTTGCCTTTACTTCACTAGGACTTGGTATATCCTCTTTTGTGGCATTGAAATTCTTTGTAGAAACATTGATTGCGACAGTATAATAAGAGGAATATAAAATGACTAAAGATGAAGCAATTGCATGGATGTACAATTATTGTCATTCCATCACTGAAGATTATGATACCATCATGGGTGCCGCAGAGGCCTATTTGAGTTGTGGTGAATACTATATGGGCGAAGAAATGGGCGACGATGATTTTCCTTATTATGGTAAGTTTGAAGGAATGGGTGTTCCTAGAGAATTCTGGGATGCCTATGAAGTTCTTAAGGGTGTTGCATTGACGGAAGAAGAAAAAGAAGGTTCGTTCTTTTCTTGTTCTTGTTAATAGAGAGGTAATATGTCTGGATTGTATATTATGGGATCAGGTCTTCCTACATGGAAGCAATTTTTGAAATATCCATGGCGTCTAGTGATCAGGACTCATGATCTAGGTGGAACAGACTATGATACTATCTGTTACCTATCAGATGATAAGGCAAAGGAAGTATACGATCTAGGAAAGCCTAAGATCGATTGGTTATATGGTGAGCCTGATTGGAAGAAACTTAGTAAGGAACGACGCATCCAAAAGGCTAAGTTAGAATTAGAGGAAGCGGAAAAGGACGAGGATTAATGAAAGAAACTAGATACAACGTAATCCCAGCGGCCGAAGGATATCAGATATTCTTGGAAAACTATAATCTAGGAGTGTGCTATGCAATATCCGAGCCTTTGGAATCATATGCACATGCCCGCAAGAAACTAATGGAATTAATCAGACAGGCGAAAGAATCTAAGTATATTTCAGCGGTAGGTGGATGATGACAGATAAGGAACACATTTGTTTTCTTAAAGGTAGATTGAGTGGATATTATGCACTACAATATGTCATAACCGATCATCATAAACCTTCTGTTTTGAAATTGGTTCAAGATGATGAATATGAAATCAAAGTAATTCAAGCCAGAATTGATCACTTAAATGATGTTATTGGAAATGGAACATGAACAAGATAGATGACTATCTTGCCACAGATGAAGAAATAATTACCAAGATTCATGTACTTCGTAAAGCGACCGGTTCGGAAGTAACATGGATGTTGGATCAATTTTGGGCAATGAAGGCCTATAAGAAATGGGAGAAATTAGATCGAATTATAAGCCAATTGGATGTAAAACTTGTTTCATATGACTATCTCATGGGTGTTCCTAGATATGTATGGAAAGAAAGAGAACATATTCCTTCACTTAAAGGTTATTGGGAAGCGGCAATCAAGGAAGCAACAGAACGTGGATATCCGGATGTAAAGGCATTGTTTATTGGTATTATGGATTGGGACAAAAAGCCTGATGGAATTATTAAAGGGTTCGATATTGTTCCTAAAGAAGGATGGGAATAAATGGCTGGTAAAAGAGGATTCACAAAACAGGCGAAATTTCGAAAAAAGAAATATTATGTCAATGTCTCTAGGGAAGATATTGAAAAAAAGAAAGTAAGGGAAATTATTGATTTTAAATTACTAGAGGATGAATTGATAAAAAAAGGTCAAATTCCTCCTAGAACCGATAAGACATATCCACATCATTTTCCTGAGGATTTTGATTTAACCCCATTGTATAATTTTTTGAAATAAAAAAAGAGCCCTGGAAACTCCAGGGCTCTAGTTTTTTCTCCACTTTTCTTCTTCTTATGTAAGGTTTCTTACTCTGAAGATTCTGTAGTAGATGTTAGCCTGACCAGCGGTGTTTCTATCACCAACTACACCATCTCCATTGGAGGTAGCGAATGGGTTAGCAACCATACCGTATCGGGTCTTGAATCCGATCTTAGGCTGGAAGGTGTCCTGACCGATAGCTCTTACCATCTGTAGAGGAACGTAAGGGCAGTAGAATAGACCGGCGTCATAAGCGGATGAACCCTTATAACCAACAACGACCAATTCATCACCACCAGCAGAACCACCGAAGTAAGGATCGATGTAGACTCTTGTTCTACCATTTAGGATACCAGCGAAGGTATTACCTGTATCGTCAACTTCTAGATCAGCATTAAGGGCTGGAGTGTAGTCCAACTTTTCTGCCATGACCATTGCGGATGCAACGTCGGAAGAAACGATAACGAAGTTACCCTTACCACGCCTTGTTGCCTTCGCTAGAGCATTACATTCTCTTTCGATCTGGAAGATAAGACCCTTGAACTTTTCTACGGACCATCTACCATTGGA